GTCGTGGGCCACGGGGAAGTACCGGGATGCGTTGCAGAAGGAAATACCCAGCTTTTTGCCGCTCTGGTAGGGCTTCCAGATGCCGCTGCCAAGGGCCAGCGCCACCGTGAAGATGCGCCGTCTGCGGGGTGTGAGCACCCGCTGCAGCTGGGCGTTGATCCAGTCGGCACGGTCGCTGCCCTCCACCGTGGCTTCCAGCTCCAGCGTGGTCAGCCGTGCCAGCTCTGCGCAGATCAGCGCGGGCAGGTCGAGGGTCAGGGTTTCCGGATTCTTGTCCATCGGCAGGCCATTGATGGCTGCATCGTACCAGTCCTCAATGGCCCGCTGCATCCGGTTGGTGACAAGGGTCTTGCAGCCGATGATGTTCTCAATGTCGGCGTGGTTTATCATGCGTTCTGTACACCTCTCTTTTGCCAGACGTCCTCAAGGGCGTATCTGGTCATGTCGATGCTGTGGTTTGCCGCATCGACAAAGCCCGGCATCACTTCGCCGGTCTTTTTGTCGAGGGCGTACTCATACTCTGAAAATTCTCGGGCCGTCCATGGGCAGCGCTGGGGGTCAATGACGATCTTGGCGCGGCTCTGCAGCCACTTCATGCCGTCG